GCGCTGCGTGAGCTGGCGGATGGCATGTCGGCGGAGCCATCGAAGGCGGTGCTCAAGGCGACGGATGCGATCGCGGCTGCGCTGGACGACATGCACCCGCTGCTCGAGTCCGCCGAGCAGCTTTGCAAAGCCGCGCGGGATGCGAGCTACGTGAACATGGCGATGGCGCAGAACAAGCTGATCGCGATGGCGCGGAGGATGCCGACCCCGGAGTTCCTGAAGCGCGTGCGGGCCATCGTGGACGACGACAAGGCGATCCTGAAGGGGGTGAAAGAGGTCAAGATTCAATATCAGGTCTATGTCCGCAGCTCGACCTATTCCGGAAGCGATTTTTTCGATTCGTTGGCGGATGCGAGAGCATCGGCAAAGAAATGGCTGACGGGCGAGAAGCGCCATGTGGAATTGACAGAAATCACCACGACGCGCCGCAGGATGGACCTGCCGAAGACGGAGGTCCAAGAACTCCGCGAGGAAATCGCTTCGCTGCGAGCGCAATTGGCCGGGGAGCCGCCATGCAATGTCCATCGGATCTGCGGGAAGGATTCGGGCGTTTTGCATAATTGTCAGCGAGCACTTGGTCATGCTTGTAATGATGGCGTGGGAAATGCGATCGCTGGACATCTTTTCGTGGATTGGGACTGTTGTCGGCCGGCGAGGATGCCGTGAGCTGGCGCGACAAGCTTCTCGTGACCCGAGCGGAGGCTGCCGAGATCCTGAGCATCTCGGTGTGGAGCATCGATCGGCTGATCAAGAGCGGCGCGCTGCGCGAGAAAAAGATCGGCCGTCGCATCCAGATCACGACGGCCTCTCTCTTGGCGCACCTGGAGGGATCTAGTCCCGAACCAATCGCAGACGTCGTGCCGCTTTCTCCGGCTGCGGAGCGGGGGCTGGCCGAGGCGCTGCGTAAGGCCCGGCAGTGAGGAACTCCGGACGGGGCTTCTGCCGGTTGATGAAATGGTAGTAGCGCTTCCAGAAAATCGCGGGCGTGTCGCCGATCTGATCGGCGCACCAGCCCGGATCGCAGCCCGCTGCGATGGCTTGCGATGCCCACGTGTGGCGCCAAGCATGCCATTGGTAGGGTGGCGCATCGGCATTGCCGCGAATGCGGATCCAGATTTCCGAGACGTCTTTCGTATGCCAGGGTCGGCGATAGGCGTTCAGGAAAACGTTGTTCCCGAGCCGCGGCAGGCGAGCCTTGAAGCGCTTCTCGAGCATGGCGCAGACGGCAGGCGAGAGATCCGTGGTGCGTGCTTTCCCATTCTTGGTTCCCTTGATCTGATTGCGCGGTCGGGCCTGGCGGATCGTCACCACGCGGTTCCGCAGATCAACGTCCGGCCATTCGAGCGCGACGAGCTCCGACACGCGACAGCCGGTGTGGTACGCGAACAGCACGCAGTCGCTGAAATGCTCGCCGTGTTCTCTGGCGGCATGGAGCAGCGCGTCCGCTTGTTCCTGACTCCAGGCGGGGGCCGCATTCCGCGGAGGCTTGCCCTGCGCCTTGCCGACATTCTTGAACGTGGTGAAGATGCTGGACTCGCAGGGGCGCTTCTCGAGCAGCCCTTCTTTCACGGCCCATTTGAGAATCTGCGCGAACACGCGGCCGTAGCTTTGGACGGATTCCGAGGCGTGCTTCTTGGCGAGCTTTTCGGCCAGCCCTTTGATGGCGCGGTCGTTCAGCTTGCGCACGTCGGTCCCGCCGATCAGCGGGATCAGGACGGCGAACACCTTGCTCTTGCGGCCCTCATGCGTGGTCTCAGCGAGTCCCGTGGAGTTCGCATCCCACCAGATGCGGGCAATCGCATCGAAGGCTTTTGGGCCGGCGGGTCGCCGGGTGTCCTTTTCTCCCTTCTGGTTGGCGTTGAAGTTGGCTGCCATGGCCCGAGCATCGGTCTCGTTCTCGGCCTTCTGGCTCCAGCGCTTGCCCTTCACATTGAAGCTGACGAACCAGCCACGCTTTCCGCGATCGACTGCCTTGGCTCCCAAGCGTCCTCCCGAGTGGTTGCGTCAGGCTCCCACAACCCGCAACCAAACGCAACCATGGGAAAACGGCCGCACGGTGATACCCATTCAAATCCGAGCACTTGGAGTACACACGCGGATGCGACAGGCATGCCGCTCGAGAATGTCCGCCAGTCTAGCTAAGGCCACGATTCTACAAGCCAAAACGCCAACTCGTGGTTGCGCCTCCCAGCCTGCACAGGTCTCGGCAGGCGAGCGGAGTCGCGGGTGCTGAGCGACGAGATCCAGATTTTTCGGGCAACCGATCTGGCCCGGCTCGTGCGGGAGGCGACGCCTGAATCGGATCCGGAGCTCGGGGCCTACCTGCGGCGCTTCGGCAAGGTGATTGCCGAGGAGCTGCTCGGGCTGCGCATGCAGCTCGACCGGCTGGAGCCGCTGATCCAGGCCGCCGAGCACTACGCCTACGAGATGGACCGTCCGCCCGAGTTCAACCGGAACGGGCTGGACGTCACCCGTGAACGCGCCGTCATCGCGCTCTTGGACGCGGCGCTGGAGGTCACGATCGAGTGATTGTGAAAAGCCCCCGCAAGGTGTTCCTGGAATTCGAGGCCGATCCGGAATTCGAGGCCGAGGTGGCGGTCATGCAGGCCGACATCGACCAGTTCAATGGGCTGCAGGAGATCCGGTACAAGGAAATGGTCGAGCGCTTCCGCCAGCGCATGATTGGCGTGAAGCCGGAGATTCCAAATTGATCACGCAGGAAAGCCTGACGCGCGAGCTGCTGCACGCGCGCAACATGGTCTACCGGCTGACGGGCAAACAGCTCGCGCTGGAGGATGAGCTCGAGAAGGCTCGCCAGGAAATCGATGCGCTCAAGCGGCTCGTAGAGCAAAGCAAGGTCGGTGAGGACTGATGCGGGTTTTGGTGGCTTGTGAATTCAGCGGCATCGTGCGCGACGCCTTTGGTCTGCGGGGGCACGATGCACTTTCCTGCGATCTCCTCCCGACCGAGCGCCCCGGTCCGCATGCGCAGCACGATGTGCGTGAGCTCTTGGGCGAGCCGTGGGATCTGATTGTCGCCCACCCGCCCTGCACCTATCTATGCAATAGCGGCGTGCGTTGGCTTCATACGGAGCCCGGTCGCTGGGGGCAAATGCTGGAGGCGGTGGCCTTTTTCCATCAGCTTTTGGCTGCGAATGCGCCACGAATCTGCGTGGAGAATCCGATTCCGCATCGGCATGCGGATCTTCCCCGCTATACGCAGATCATTCACCCTTGGGAGTTTGGGCATCGCGAGAGCAAGGCCACATGCCTTTGGCTCAAGGGGCTGCCACCGCTCATGCCGACTGCATTGATGTGCAAGCGCGAGCAGCGCCTTCACCGCCTTCCGCCAAATGCTGACCGCTGGCGTGACCGGAGCCGAACCTATCAGGGCATCGCCGATGCGATGGCGGCACAATGGGGCTACTCCCATGGAGCTTGAGCTGCTCCGGATCGACAGCCAGGAGAACGTGACGATCGGCGGACTCTACCTCTTGGCCCCGCGGAAGTTCCTCTGCTTCACGCTGGAGGACGAGGCCCGCGATGTGAAAGTCGCCGGCGAGACCCGGATTCCCGCCGGCCGCTATCAGATCAAGCTCCGCACAGAGGGCCAGTTCCACCAGCGCTACAGCATGCGCTTCCCGAGCTTCCACCGCGGCATGCTGTGGCTGCAGGACGTACCTAATTTCGAGTACATCCTGATCCATATTGGCAACGGTGGGGACGACACGGCGGGCTGCGTGCTGGTTGGCGACACGGCGCTGCCGCGCGTACAGCAGATCGGCGGGAGCGAGGTGGCCTACCGCCGGATCTACCCGCCGATCGCAGAGGTGCTCTTGGCGGGGCGGGAGGCTTGGATCACGGTGCGGGAGCTGTGATGCAGCGATTGATCATTCGGCAAAACGGAACTGATATCAGCAACGATTGCCGGTTCGCTAATGGGAAGGCCAATCCTTTTGGCTGGTCGGCGGGCGATATCGTCCATGATGTCCGGGTCGGGGGCATCGTCGAAGCGGTCCGGATCGGAACCTACTATTGCGGCGACATCAAGATTTCTGAGCCGGGCTATACACACGAGATCATTGAAGAGCCCTGAAAATATTACCCCCGACCCCTGCGTGGCCGCGCTGGAGTCGGGGGGATCGGCTTTGTGAGACGGGGGGAACCGTCGGGTTGCCGATCAGCTGGCAATCTACCCGACCCAGTTCTGCATCACAATGTGGGCGAATCTTTACATCACTTCTGGGGATAGGCCGAGGTGTTCGGGAACTCGTGCTTTGCAATCCAGCTGTCTAGATCGCCGATGCGATAGCGGATCGATTTGCCGATTTTTATGAAGGGGGGGCCGCCGCCGGTGACCCGATACTTCTCGAGCGTTCTTTGTGAAATCCCCAGCCGCTCAGCGGCTTTTTCTCCAGAACACAGGGTTTCGGCCAGATTGTCATGGGGCTGGGGCGTTCCTTTGCGCTGTACGAGCTTTCTCTCGAATGCCTTTGTTTCAGCCTCTAGCCGCTGAACTCGGTCCTCCCACTTTTCGCGGCCGGGCGGCGGTCCCTCTTCGGCCTGCGCAGCGAGTGCTTCGCCATCCAGTGCATTCGCAAGCGCCCGCAGTGCACCCGCGAGGGCCCGCCAAGTTTCAGCCTTCATCGCCTTGCTCCCGTCGATCGATCTCTGCGCGCTGCATGGCTGCAGTCGGTTCCCAATCCCCCATCCGACAGATGCAGCCCTTCCCCTTGTAGCAACCGAACGGCCGCTTCTTTCGGAACGTGCCCTTCTGGCAGCCGCAGGCTGCAGGGTCAGGGGCTTCTGGTCCGGTGTGCCAGCTCCGATGCTTCGCAATGTCCTGGCGCATGCGGCGCTTCATCAGGGCGATTTCTTTTGCGCTGCGCTTCATGGTTTCTTTACCCCGCAAATGCAGCCCAGTCCGTCGTTGCAGCCGTAGATGTGCACGTCGTTGACCTCAAGCACCGATTCCACGATTTCTCGGACCCAACTATCGAAACGCTGCCTGCGTTGACGCGCGAACCGGGGAAACCCGACTTCGGATGTGCAATTGAATCCACGGTTTAGCGGGTAGAGGCTCAGCAGCTCGAATGTCTCCCACTGGTCTGCATCGACCCATTGCACGTATTCAACGTTCCCTATTGAGTCCTGCCAGTGCTCCACTGGCATCCGTGGTTCTGGCGTCAGCTCATAGCTCATGGGCGGAATCTTCCAACCCCTGATACGATTATGCAACTAGAGCCCGTGAAGGCCGGTCCGCTTCCCATGGATGGCAACCGCCCCGTCACCGCTAGAGCAGCTCGATAACGCACTGCTCGCGAAGCTCACCCCCGCCGAGATCCGCCTCTATACGACGCGGATGTCCACCAATCCGCCGATGACCTATCGGGACGTGGCTTTCATCCTCAAGGTCTCGCCGAACACGGTCGCGTCCAACTGGAGCAAGCTCAAAGCCAAGATCGGTTTTGACCCGCTCCAGCAGGCCAAGGAAGAGGGCCTGAATGGTGACCGCGGAGAGGACGCCGATTTCGTCCGACTCCGCAATGTGTCGCCGGACACGTTCAGCAAGCTGATCGAGGTCAACGCGGAGAAGGGCCTCCGCATGCTGACCAAGAACTGGGATCGCGTCCCGCCCGAGAAGATCCCGGGCATGATCCGCGACCTGATCAATTCCCGACAGGTCATCCGCGGAGAGCCCACGCAGATCCTGCGTGTCGATCAGCGCCAGACGCTGGCGAAGATGTTGCCCGCCATGCTGAAAGAAGCCGCCAAGCGCGGCATGTCTTTCGAGCTTGGCGAGGGTGGCGCAAGAATCATCAAGTCCATCGAGGCTGAGACCGTGCCGAACAAGCCCTGAGCAAGCTCGACGGGAACGACGGCAAGATCCTCGACCTGGATCGGATCAGCGCCAACTGGATCCATGGCCTGACCGATGTCCAGCTCGTCGATCTGCTCAAGGAAGCGTCCTCCGTCTTTTCGACCGATCGAAAAGAGATCGCGCTCAACTACTACGAGCCGGCCTCCGAGGATGTCGAGAAAGTCCATCTCTCTACGGCTCGTGTGCGTCTCGCTGGTGGCGGCAATGGCAGCAGCAAAACCGAGTGCGCCCTTGTCGAAGGCGTGATCGCTGCGACCGGCATTGTCCCGGTCTACCTGCGCGAGCGGTACCCCAACCACAACTGGCGACGGAAGCTCCGCGGACCAACCCGCGGGCGCATTGTCTGCCAGTCCATCACGAACACGCTGCAGCCGATCATCCTGCCCAAGCTGCGATGGAACAGCTGGACGGGCGTGGACGAGCCGGGCGGGCAACGGGGTCATTGGGGCTGGATCCCCAAGATGTGCCTGATCGATGGCGAGTGGAGCAAGAGCTGGTCCGAGAAGTACCGCATGCTCCGCTTGCTCTACCGCAACCCCGACAACATCGATGAAGTCGTTGGCGAGAGCACGATCCAGTTCCAGTCGTACGACGTGGACGCCGCCGATCAGGAGTCTGGCGATCTCCACTGGGTGATTCTGGACGAGCCGCCGAGCGAGGCGATCTACAACGCCAACGAGGCGCGGACCATGCGTGTCGGCGGCTGGATCATGCTGTCGATGACCTGGCCCGATGATCCGTCGATCAATGTCGACTGGATCTATGACCGCATCTACGAGCGCGGTATCCCGGGGCCGCACAAGCAACAGGACTATGAATGCTTCCGGCTGCGCACCACCCAGAACCAGTTCCTGGTCCAAGAGGCGGTGCAGCAGCAGATCAAGGCGTGGGACGCGCGCACGATCGCCTCGCGCATCGAGGGCCAGCCGATCCGGTTCAGCAACCGCGTTCATCCGGACTTCACCGATCTCCAGGATGAATGGTGTTTCTCGTGTGGCGAGCGGCGGCCGATCTCCGAGCACCGCTGCTGCCACTGCGGCTCTACGGACGTGACCACGTTCTGCCACGTCACCGACTTTGAAGTCGGCCGTGGCTGGCCGGTGTACTGGGTGCTGGATCCGCACCCGCGCAAGCCGCACATGAGCGCGTACATCGCCGTCGATCCGAGCGACACCTGGCTTGTGGTCGCCGAGCTCGAGTGCGAGGGCGACCCCACCGACATGCGCGTCCTGTGTGACGAGATGGAGGGCGGGCTCGGCCTTCGGGTGGTCCGTAGGCTTATGGACCCGAACATGGCGGGCAGCGTCTCGGGTGCTCAGCGTGAGCGCACGTGGCAGGACGATTTTGATGCGGCGGGGTTGTACTGCGATGCCGCCGACCGGTCCGAGACGGGCCGGAAGACGATCGATCAGATGCTGCGCCCGGACCCCTACATGAAGATGCCGCGGCTCTTCTTTCATCCGCGGTGCCAGAACGCGATCTACCAGTTCAAGCGCTTCATGTGGGACGACTGGCGGCTCGGCTCGGACAAGAGCCAGAAGCAGCGCGTCAAGGAAAAATTCGACGACTATCCGGCCATCTTGCGCTATTTTGCAAACGAAAACCCGAACTTCGATGCGCTTATGCATGGGGGTCGGATCGTCCAAGCGGCAGGCATTCGCCGCTATCCGACGAGGGGGAGACGATGAGCGGCAAGCGCGACATCAAGGGCCCGCTGAGCAAGGGTCCGAAAAAGGGTGCAAAAGAGGGCACGCGGACGCTCAAGAAGCGGCCGGTTTCCCGCTGAGCGTGAGCGAGGAGCCGGTCCTCGACGAGCTGTACGACTCCGAGGCAGAAGCCTTGGAGGCGGGCATCCGCCAGCTCCGCGCAGAGGGCGGCGGGACGATCTGGATTCATCGGGACGACTGCACCGCTGGTGGCGACATGGAAGGCGATTGCCCCTGTAGCCCCATCGGGATCGAGGTAGAGGGGGCTCACTCATGAAGCCGCGCAAGCAGACGCCGAAGAGCATGGACAAGCCGGCCAAGAAGGCGCCGCTCAAGGCCCAGTCCAAGTTCATCCCGCGGAAGTCCACCGCGTCACCGTCTGGTGGCGCCGGCAGCGGTACCACGATCCCGCGGACAAAGCCGGTCCTCAGCGGAAAGAACGCCGGACAAGCCTAGTTGGCCGCGCCCGCCATGCAGCCCCAGGTAGATGGGGACGCGCTGATCGTAGGCCCGGACGCCACCGATCCGGCCGCGATCACCACCACGCCCGGCGAGCTGGCCAAGCCTCGCACCCGCGCCCGACCCCAGCCGATCAGCCTGGATGAGTCGGGCCGCGCCGAAGTCGTCCGCCGAGTCGTCAATTTCTGGACCGACGATCGGCGCATGCGGGAACAGGACATTGAGCTCCGCAAGCAGCGCTACGCGAAGCTCATGCAGTTTGAGCCGCCGATGTCCGACATCGAAGGCGCCTCCAACGTCCAGCTGTCCGACATGATGGCGGTCACGCTCCGGGCCGAGGACCAGATCCAGAACAGTGTCATGTCCACGCGCCCGATCATGAACGCGCGGGCCACGCAGGACGTGAACAAGGATCGCGAGCGCAAAGTCGATCTGCTGCTTGATCACCAGTTTTTCGTAGAACAGGACGGCGAGCGGCTGATCGAGCAGCTGACCGCCAATTTCTTCCGCGATGGCCACTTCACCGCGTTGACCCATTGGGTCCGCGAGTTCCGCCACATCCTCTACATCCGCACATGGGCCCCGATTCCGCACGGTGTCGATCCCAGCCGCTGGTTCCGCGCCATCCTGAAACAAGCTTTCGGTCAGGGTGCCTACCGCGAGATCGAGGACTCGGACGGCTGGGACTGGGATGTGGTCGACGGGAAGATGGAGCTCCGCGTCCGGTTCTTCACGGACAGCGAAGACGAATCCGTGATCATGGAGGTCTCAGGCGAGCCCATCGTTTTCGAGGGACCGAGCACGCTCTCGTACGACTATGAGGACGTGCTCGCGCCGCTTTGGGCGCAGAACCTGCAGCCGCCCGGTCCGAGCAATCCGCACGGTGCCCCGCACGTGCTGCTCGTGGACTACCCGACCAAGGACGAGATTCTCCGCGGGATCGAGCACGGCTTCTACGATCTGGCCGACCCCGCCGATCTGGAGGGGGTCGAAGGCTTTCGCGACTGGACCGATGGGGACCGGGACCTCGCGATGCAGCGCCACGATCTCCGCGGACTCGGGCCCACGCCGAGCCAGGGCGGGACCGAGGACCGCAGCCACCGCCAGCTCCGCCGAATCCTGTGCTTCGACATCTGGAAGGGCCTGGATGTGGTCTGGTGGGTGCTGCAGGGGCCCGACATTCTCCTGCGCGCACGCCCGCTTACGGAGATGTGCCCGGGTCTCAAACCCGTCCGGCCCATCTCCCATACTGTATGTGTCACGGTGCAGGGCACCTGGCTCGGCATGGGCCTGCCCGAACTGATGGAATCGACACACGATTTCCAGGTCGCGGTGTTCAACCAGATGGTGGACGCGGCCAGCCTGGAGATCATGCCGTGGTTCAAATACCGGCAGTCATCGAACCTCAAGCCGGAAGACATCGTGCTTGGTCCTGGCAAGGGCATCCCGATGCAGAATCCGCAGACCGACCTGATCGTCGAGCGGATTCAGGCGCAGGCGACCCAGGTCGGGAGCAACATGATTGCTCTCTCTCGCCAGGACCAGGAGAAGCTCACGCTGGTCGGCGATCTGCAGGTCGGCCAGATCCCGACCGGCAAGAGCGCGGCGCTGCGCACGGCCGGCGGCATTCAGCAGGTGCTGGCGCAGGGTGAAGCGCGACCCGAGCGCATGCTGCGCCGCTTCTTCTCGGGCCTGCGCCAGATCTTCGAGAACATGTACCGGCTCGACCGGCACTTTCTCGATGACGAAAAGAAGTTCCGGACGATCGGTGTGCAGCAACCGGACGAGGATCCGATCGTCACCATCCGCCGAGCCGGCGATCTCGGCGACACCCATTTCGAGTTCGGCGCCAACGTTCTGAACTCGAGCAAGGTGGCGCTGCAGGGTGCGCTGCAGGAGATGCTGACGATCATGGGCAATCCGCTCATGCTCCAGGTCGGCATCTCCACGCCCGATTCGCTCTACCGGATTCTGACCGACTACTTCAAGAGCCTCGGCCAGAACTCCGACAAGTACGTGAACGCTCCCACGCCGGAGGCCAAGAATCCGCCGGTCTCGGCGGTGGATGCGCTCTCGCTGATCCTTGCCGGCCAGCTCCCGCAGGGAGCTCCCGCCGAGGGCTCGTACGAGGCGCACCTGCAGGCCCTGATGCAGGTCCTGACGACACCGGGGAACGACGGCATCCCGTTCGGCCAGAAGCTCGCCTATGACGAGCGCGAGCGCGTGATGACCTACAGCCAGGACATCCAGCGCCGGATGATGGAGGCCCAGCAGCAGTTCGCCATGCTCCAGGCGGCGCAGCAGTTCCAGCAGGGCCAGGCGCAGGCTCCGGCCGCCGGCAATGGCGGGTCTGGCAAGCCGCCGAAGCCGCAGGCGCCCATGGTGAGCGGCGGCAAAGAGCAGATCAACGAGTCGCTGCCGCAGGGCACGGGTACACCGCAGTGAGGCGGGACACGCTTCGCCAAGAGATCGCTGCGCGGCTCGCGCAGAAGTCCTGGGATCGCAAGCGCGATCGCGAGTTTGCGACCCGGATCATGGAGCGGGCGCAGGTCGACGCGAAGCGCCTGACCGACTCCCCGGAATGGAACATCTACCTCCAGCAGGTAGAGGCTTTGAACGAGCGGGACTGCAAGGCGCTGGAGGCGCTCCAGTCCGCGCTCGAGACCCCGACCTACATGACCGCCGACGCCTGTCAGCGGCTGCAGTTCGACTGCGCGGTCCTGATCGCGCGGATTCAGGCAAGGAATGAGTGCATCGACATCCCGAAACGAATACAAGGGGCCGCCGACCCGCTGGATCAAGGATCTGACACCGCTTGAATGTTTGCGGTGTAGCCGGACCCTGTTATTCTACGATC